TGTGGCTCCAGGTACTAAATAAAGGGTAATAGTTACTCGATCAATAAATCGTTGAACAAAGTATTGAGTAGGTGTTCCTTGTTGAGATTTTGCTGATAAACCAGAATAAGTGGAACGATCAATTTTAGTTAAAGGAAAATCTACAGAAGAAGAATTTCTATAAACAGCTTCTAATACATCATCTACACCATATACTGCTGTAGCACTGGAAGTACCATCACTAGGGGAACGATACATAGTGTATACCGCTTGACCTTGAACTAACGTAATAGAATTATTAGCTACTTCCCAAAACTTTAAACCACGATTTCCCCATTCTGAAAATAAAATATTTAAAGAACGTCTTGCTGTTCTCAAATTATTTCCAGACATAGGATCCATTCCTATTCTTTCAAACGCTTCTTGAATTACTTCATCAATAGAAAAATCTTTATCAAAAGTATATGTACCGGAAGTAGTGTTAGCCATTTAGCCTCCTACCCTGCTGTTAAACCTGGTCCTGAATATTTATCAGTTAATAAAGTAGCTGATGCAACAGTAAAAGTTGAAACATAAATACCTTTTGGAAATAAAATTCCATCTTCTGGAAATGAAAAATTAATTACATCTCCAGCAGGTACATCTGCTGTAAATAAAGTTGCGCCAGTCGCACTTGTAGTTTTTAATTCAACCAAACCAGAAGTTGCTAAACCTGCAATAATAATTCCTCGTAATCTAACTGGTTGAGGTATTATTACACTAGTTGTAGCAGCGCCTATTCTAGTTGCTTGTATATCACTTTTATATGATCCCATTTTATTCTCCTTAAAATTATGTGGGCCCGAAGGCCCACACTAAATTAATTATTATACTAATTCAGGTTGTGATTCACCTGGTTTAGCATTGTCAGCTACAGTGTAAGTAAATACACCTGTTACAGTTCCTGTACCAGCTGTTGCTCCTACAGAAGCTGCTACGGTAGCATTAGCTGGTATACCACCTGCTACTACTAAAGCACCATCTGGTCCATTAATAGAACCTTTAGTTACTGAAGTGACTTCATTAAAAAAACCATCTACATCCGCTGTTGTTCCAATATCTACAGTTGATCCTGCTCCTGATGATGGAACTATTACTGTAAAAGAAACAGGTACAGCACCTGCTGGTAATACAAAAGTTTTACCTGCTGTTGCTGATGTACCAATTCTAACTGGTGTTAAACTAACTGCGGTTGCAGCAGCATCAAATGAAATGATTTCAGATAATACTACAACACCTGGTGTTGTTACTGATTTGTCTTGTCCTCCGTGAGATCTTACGATTCCTTGGAATGTTGTTGTTGCCATGATTATATCCTCCTAGTTATTTCTACATAGTCTCTAGGCTGTCGACTATACTCGTCTATGTAGAATATTTTTATGTATAGTAGTTATTGTATAGACTAAATTTTAGTGAAGTGCAAGATATCCTTATCAGGAAAACGCATTCCAGCGATAAATAGCTTGGTTTACTTAACCAGCTATAGAAAATTCAGGAGCAGCGGATTCTATTTTTGCTTTATGTAAAGATTCTTTAGCTTCAGCCACTTTAATATGACTGATAACTTCTTTAATCTTTTCATCAATCCTAACCATATTAATGGTATATATACCATTATCAATATGGTCTTGCTCCCACTCTAACTCAAGCGATCTTTTTGTCTTGTAAAGATCCTTGATGTGATTGTTCTCCATTTACAATCTCCTCGTAGGTTAAATGACACACTCTTGAAGAGGTACCATTAGGAGTAAACTTTATATCTTTTTTTCCTATTTTGTCAAGGATAGCTGCTTCAATACTTTTTGCCGTATCAATAGCTTCAATATCAAAATTGGTTCTATATCCGTATGCGTTGATTTTTACTAAGAATTTCTTCATCATGGTTCGTCCTTTCTATCAAAAAGAAAGGCCCCAATCAAGGGGCCTTCCTAAGAATTAATACTTTAAAATCAAGTATTAAGCAGATCCTTGAGATCCGAACATACCTCTAGGGTCAGACCAACCAAAAGAGTATCTCTCTCTTGCTTTGTATCTAACGTTTCCAGTATCGAAGTCACCTTCCATAGCTGTTTTGATAGCCGCTCTCACGAACATTTTCATACCGTTTGGCACGTCAGTTTTGATAAAGAACGCATCTGGATCAGTTAAGAAATTGTTAACCACATAACCTTGTGGAACCATTCCCATAGATCTGATTGCATTGATATCATTGTCTGCAGTTCCAACTCGTTGAGCTGATTTCATCAGTCTCTCTGCTGTAAATTGAAGCTCAGAAGGAATAATCATTTTTACTCCTCTAGCAGCAATTTTTAAACCTCTTTCATCAGTAAATGCATTGATGTCAATCAATGATTGTTCTAATGAAGTCTCGTTTAAGTCAGCTTGAGTTGATAACGTATTACTGAATGTTCCAGCAATAGTCGGGTGGTCAGTAGCCAATAAAGGTTTTCCATCTCCACCGTTGTACGATGTACTAAACGCATTGTTTAATACAGCCGCTGCTTTTACTTGTTTGGTATTCGCCATAGATCTTGCTAAAGCTTTTGTATATCTAGACGCTAGTCTGTCATACAAGTTGTCTTCAATCGCTTCTTCAGTGATTGCAAACGCTAAAGCAATAGTCTCGTGCGTATATCTAGCAGTGAAAGTTTCTTGTGCGTTGTCAAAAGTCACGCCAGATCCTTCTGGTTTAACTTGTGCATTCGCGAAACCTGATAACATTACTTCCTCTTCGAAAGCTCTGTCTGAAGTTTCTGTATCGAAAATTTCAGCATGCTGATTTTCATACCTTTTATATTCCAGGCCGAATAGTGCATTCAATCCTGGCTCTAGTTCTTTAACTAGTTGTCCTCTTGATATAGCCATAATTTATTCTCCTATTATATGCCTGTTGTTGATTTCAAGAAATGCTCGTTGATAATACCAACAACGTTTACATTAGCTGCATATGTCGTAACATTAGACAATTCGCTATTTTCGATGTCTTTTGCAACACCTAAAATTCTGAATTGTTTGCTAGCTGTAGTAACGTTAGCTGTATTCGAGTCTATTTCTACTTTAGATACGAAGTTTGGTGAAGCACCTGCTGCATATACGATATCAGTGTTTCTTCCGATATCCGCTATTGCTAGGGTTCCATCCGCTTGAACTTCGAATCTTTCATATGGGTCGTCAGATACGAATCCAACGATATCCGTAGCTGCATTGGATGCTGCTAAGTGATTCGCCCATCTTGGTTTTTGGTCAGCTGTATCAGTATAAAAAACACCATTAAGTGATCCTAATAAAACTGCAGTTGTAGTGTCAGCTACACCAACATAACCAGTAGCTAAAAATTGCACTGTGTCATTTTGATATATTGCACTTGAGTTTGCAGCAATATTATATTCACTTAAACCTTGGTTGTCTTTATTCTGGCCGACTTTTCCGATCGGTCTAAAACCGAACGCTGCGTCTTTATTTGCCATAGTTATTTACTCCATGTTTTAAGTTTAATAATATCGCATCACTTTGTTGGAATCTCTAAAAAATTATTTTTTAGAACCACCAAAAGTTACACGACTCTGCCTTTCACTATTGAAAGGCATACTTGGGTGCTGCTCCTTCATGAGATCGTTATTGACAGCGTCTTCTCTGTCTTGTGTTTGCTGCGCGTAATATTTCGTACGTGCCTCTGCAACCTCTTTAGGTATCCTAGCCAGCGCTAGGCCACCATGTCCAATTACACCTGCGTATTTTCCGGTATCAATGGTAGAAAATGTTTGATCTGGATATTCATCAGCTCTCACTAATTCCCATCCTGATCTTAGTTTGCTAGATACGTTTTTCGTATCATCAGCTCCTAATATTTCCAACCTGATCCATCGATGAACGTATCCATCTTTTGGCGCGGGTGCATCTAAACTTGATGGTGGAGTCCAAGTCGTTGGTCTCTTTTCAGCTACTCTCGACTCGCTCGCACGAGGGGTCTTCATTTTATCGTTTTCCATATGCTTAAACCTCCTTCATGATTTTTATTTGTTTCGCATACTCTTCTAATGGCACTCCTAATTTTTTAGCGATTGCAACCTGAGAAGGTGTGAGTCTCACGGTTTTGCGACCTGGAT